CGTTCAGATTACCAGCAATATAAACGTCATCTTGGAATGTTGCTACACCGACTACAGTAGAAGCCCCAGATACTTGAATATCGGTGACAATACCAGCAGTGATGTAGGCACTGGTGATCATGCCAACGTTGATGTTGGCAGCAACTAAATCAGCAGTATTAGCATCAATAGTGGTGATTGTAGCAGCAGTACCGACAATATCAGTAATGATGCCAGCTGTGATCTTGACATCTCTAGCATCGAGAGTCTCGACATCAACAGTGTTGATCGTGGCATATGTACCAACCTGACTGGTGATAATACCAGAAGTGATCTTTACATCATTAAGATCAGCAGTTTCGGAATCAAGAGTGGTAATCGTACCAAGACCACTATTGAAGTTGGCAATAGTACCAACACCAGAAATATTAAGATTACGACCCCTTACTTCATCATATACAATATCACCAGTTACATTTAAATCACCAAGGATATAAACATCGGATTCAAACCTAGCGTCACCAACTACAGTAGATGCACCAGATACCTGAATATCAGTAAAGATACCAGAACCAAGAGTAAGATTAGTAACTGCAAGATTAGTTACATCAACAGTGGTGATAGTGGCAGCAGTACCAACAATATCGGTGATAATACCAGCAGTGATCTTGGCATTAACGATATCACCTTCTGTAGCATCAATCGTCGTGATGGTAGCAGCAGTACCAACAATGTCTGTGACTGCTAATCCAGTAATATTGACATCCTTAGCATCTAAGGTCTCGATGTCTACAGTTGTAACTGTGGCATAGGTGCCGACTAAAGATGTTACGAGACCTGCAGCGATATAAGCATTAGGTACATTAAAAGTGACACCAACAGACAGTGCCTGATTTACAGTAGCAACACCTGTTACTACTACCTGTCTGGCAGTGAATTCATCAAAGGTAATGTCACCAGTTACATCTAAGTCACCTTCAATATATACGTCATCTTTGAAAGTAGAAATGCCAGAAACCGATAGTCCACTTCCTACTTGGATTCTGTCGATTAAAGAGTTAGAGTTTGCAGAAAGTACTTTTCTAGGTAACAGAACACCTTCCTGAGTCAAATCATCAGGAAGTCTCTCCATGTAGTATTGACCACCTACAGGATAAGGCAGTGTGTTTACACCAGCAGCACTACCAATGTAGAGTTTCCTGTATGTGCCACCAACACCCAGATTATTAGTATCGTAAACGTATACTAGTTCACCGTCCGTTACACCTGTGCCTACTGGAGGTAAATCAGGTAAACCAATGCCAAATGTTCTTTTTAACTTAATTTGAGATGGCATTAGTAAACACCTCCATCAACGTTTAACTCAAGCACTGTAGAAGAATTAATCCACTTACCACTAGAACTTTGATAAACTAAAATCTGACCATTAACTTTATTAGAAATGTCAGTATCGGAAAGTGTCTCTAAAGAACCACCTCCTCCCCCACCACCAGTTGTCCCAGTAGTCAGTACCTTTACTGCTGGTTGTTGACCAACACGAACTTTTACTCTTGTCATTACCTGGTTACTCCCCCTCTAACAAGAACTGTTCCTTCAACTGCTCTTGTTTTAGTTCCACCAGTTTCAATAACTAGATCATAAACATATCTTCCAGGTTTTAATGTCGAAGTCAAAGTAGATCCCATAGAGACACTGATAACTCCAGTGGCAGGATCACTTACAGTTGTTTGAAACGGTGTGCTAGTTGTGGCAAGAAAATGTTTTCTCAAAGCAGCACTATGTGCATACCCAGTCAAATCCAAAGCACTGTCAGATGCAGCATCTGCCAATGTAAAAGATTGGTCAAAGGTTGCACCAACATTGATACTCAGATTTGATACGTATACGGCAGCCATTTAACGAAAGCACCCTATACAGGTATTTATCTACCTAATAAGTCATGAACTAATTTTTTCAATTCAGAAACTTCTTCGTGAAGATTAGACAGTTCTTTTTCCATATCTCTCTTCTCTTCTTTTTGTTTTTTCAATGTATTTCTTTGACGGACATATTCTAGATATGCCCGTCTGTCCGTGCTCACTATCGCACCAGTGTTGGGATCACGATAGAGATTTTGATGTCCCTCTACCTTTATCATGCCAGAGCAATTGTTCTAATGTCTCTGAATGTTGGAACCTTAGACTGGTTAGTAGTTGTAGATACAATCTTAATTACATATCCAGTAAACTGTTCAAGATTATCAGCAGTAAACTGATATTCGAGATAATCATTGGGAGTCAAGCTTGGTGGGACAATAGAATCTGGATGACCAGTATTTGCTGCGATGTTAACAACTTCATCACCAAATCCATCATTATCGGTGTCAATCAGATTTTCATATCCAGGGAACAATTCATAAGTTTGATCAATCTCACTGGAGTCTGCTCTCACTAACTTATACAGAACTCTGAAATCTGCTTCAGCAGGTCTAGCAGCCGTCAGAATAACTCTTAAAGAGGTAGCAGGTTGCTGAAGATCAATTCTCTGAGAAACGTATAATGCAGAATGTGGATCAGTGTCATCAGAATTGACTCTTGCATCAGTAGCATAATTCATTCCAGGATTATCAATCCTATTAGATAACAACTCCAAAGCAACCTGATCAAGATTTACAACAGGAGAAACATAACTGTCTGTCGTAGAAAGTTCAACACCCAAAGTAAATGACTTGTTACGTGGAAGATCGGTAGTTCTAGCGTCTTCGTTGACCTTAGATGCAATCAATCTTGGTGTTTCAAGCTCATTAACCGTATTCAGTCCAACTGGTTCAAATCCTTGATCGATGAAAGATACTTCAGATCCATTAACACTTGTTCCAGTTACAGTTCTAACTCTTGCCGAAGCACTAGTGGCTTCCCCTGGTGTTACAACATCAAAGTTTGGTGCAATGTAGTTAAACTGAATGTTTTGAGTTGCTTCAGCACGGTTTCCACCAACAAGTGCATTTGTAGTGAATGAAAGTTGTGGTTCTTGGTTTGGTTGATCATCAGTATCTCTGTTTGATCTATCAATCTGAATATAGTATCCATCAATAGATCTATCTACAGAACCCATATCATGAGTCTTGTTGATTCTTCTCAGAGAGACTCCATTCAACTCATACTTACGTGCCTGATCATTTACCTCATGTGCAATTGTAAGAGTGTTGTCAACACCTCTCTGAAGAATACCTACAGTTCCGACTCCAATAGAATCATAAGCAATAACTTCATCATTCAGAACCAGATATCCAGTATTGGCAGCACCAACAGCAATACCTTCAAATGTCAACAATGAAGAGGTATTTCCCAGAGAAATCACAGTATCATCAACACCAAGATTTGCAGAAAGAACGTTTACTGGTGTGTTGGCTTCAACTTTCGAGATACTTACTTTGTTGTTATCGGCATACATGCCGTGATTGTAATGATCTACAAAGAACCAAGATCCATCGTTCACATCCCCCGTAGTAACGTTTGTCGATGTAACGTCAACTGAAAGCAAGTTAGTAGAAGAAGCACCCTTAAGAGTTCCAGCACCATCATAATAAGAAAGTGCTGCGCCAACTGTCATGTCTTCACCCTGAACATTAGTCAAATATAAAGTATCAATACCCCAGAGATTCTGAACAGTAATTACAGCACCATCCCCAAATCCACCAATATCAGCAGTAGTCAAACCAACGGTATCACCAACAACATATCCAGAACCAGAAGAAGCAACAGAAACAGCGGTTACATTGCTGATTCCCATACCAACAGTAACGTTGAGTGTCAAACCACTTCCGTTACTATCAATATTAAATGTAGAAACTGGATTAGATGGTGTTCCATATCCACTACCACCAGTGAATACACCCACTCCATTAGTTGGAGAAACAGGACCACCCTGTTGTTCAACGAATCCGAAAGTATACTCCTTTTGAGATGTTGTTACCTTTCTTCCAATAGAAAGTGTGGAAATTCCAGCTTCACCATTGGCATAAGTTTCAATACCAACAGTGAGTTTTCTTGGATAGGTTTCAATGGGATCCTCACCAAGTCTTCTAGTTCCACTGTTACTTACATCAAGTTTTGGATTATAGAAGTATGCAGTTCCAGCCTCAGCAGTAAAGTTTGCACGATACAGTTTGAAGGTCATATCCTCAAACTGGTTTGCAGTCCAAATAGATCCATTTTGAGACAGGAACAATGATCCCATCGAATACTGAGTTGCATAAACAACACCAGTTGCGGCAGGAAGATCACTTGCGTTAACTGTCTTCTGACCCATCTCAGCAACCCATACTTCATACTGATCGGTGTCAGCAAGAAGAACAACAGCATATTCTTGATTTGGCTCAAGATAAATTGGTGATGGGAACTTAATATTTGTGGCAATAGATGCGTTATTAGAAGTCGTAATGTCTTCTGGTTTTACAAGAACTCTAGCAGCTGGTGAGACAAGAGTGGTTGTTGGTGTTCCCAACTCCATTGTTCTGAGTTGAACTTCACATGGAATATTTCCACCATCCTTATTTGCGAAAAATACATCAACAGAAGTAATAAACGCTCCCTCATTTTCAACCAGGAAAGATTGTGCCAGTGGATCATAGAAGATCGTCTGTACTCTCTGTCTAACAATGACACGTCCATTTGCAGTATAGTTTGTAACTGCTGTGGAAATCAACTTACTGCCTGGCAGTGGTTCTGCATTAGTGGCACTAGTAGTGAGTTTATATTCCTTTGTTCCTGTGGTAATTCTCACCGTTGGTGGTGGAGATGCAAGTGGATTTCTAAGGAAGAAGGAACCAAGCAAATCACCACCATTGTCTGCAATCAACTTAATGTCCGATACATTTGCTTGAGCACCACTACTAAGACCCTTGAGTCTGCATCCAGTTTCAATCCTTCCAGAATACGCACCCTGAGCTTGTGCTGCAAGTGCTACAATGTCAACGTTTAGGACAGTAGATGCTAGAGAATACTGAGTTGGCAGGGTAGTCGTATTGTCATATGGGTTAATTGTATAAGATACTGTTGGAGTAGCAAATGGACCAGTTTTGTGATCTGGTCTAGCAAGTCTAAATCTGATAATTTCAATACCATCCACAGATCCAACAACAGTCTCACCAACTTGGAAAACACCAGTTACATTTTCAACTTCAACTAATTTTGGAATTACATCAACACCACCATTTCCATCGAGGAACTGATAATACCTTCCGTATGGTTTGTTACCTACTGAATTAAATGCTACGTTTCTAGACCTCATGAATTGATCAGGTCTATTGGATAGGACCCTTACACCACCAGAACTCTGACCAGCTCGACTTGGGTTTGGAATCCATGAAATAGAAGCAGCACGCCAGATATTTCTAACCCAGAAATCTGACTTGGGTGTTAGATCAACACTTCCATTGTACAGAACAACATTGAATGGGTTTACATTCTCAACCTTAGTAGCATGTGGTTGGCTTAAGAATTCAACCTCATCATAATCAAGTGTGATGGCACGACCAGTTTTTCTGACATTTGGATCCAAGAGATCAAAATCAACTCCTAGATCAATTTCACCATCTGGAACATTTACGTCACCAGCAATAAGACCATCTAATGTTGTACCATCCAAGAAAGGTCTTAGAATTCCATCTTGTGGAAGCATTACCGATCTTGGATCAATAAAATCACCATTTCTAAAGTTATCTACAAAGAATCCAGACTTGAATCTATTGAGTCCAGTAGCATCTCTAACCTGAAGAGATTGTGTCTCCAACTCTAAAAGATTTAATGAAGTGACTTCTTCTAAAACTTCGATTCTATCTTCAAGTTTACCAATATCACGCATAGTATATCTTCTATTGTCTTCCATTCTGATAGTCACATTATTGACATCATAAAGATAAGCAGGAAGTTCAATAGTAGCCAGAAGCATTACATCACCAACTTTTTCTGGTGCCTTAGGCACTCTGTCGGCAACACCCTGAACATAAACAAACTTACCAAGTTTATCCAAATAGAGTCTATCAATTCTTGGAGCGTAGAAGTTATACCCAATTACAGAACTTTCATTTGCTGCAAGAAGAAGTTTTGGTTGATCAGTGAATACTCTAGATTTAAAATCAAATGGAGATGCCGAAGCACTAGAAGGATCAAATACAGAAACTCTAGGTCTAAAGTCTAAAGTATCAGATGCTCTCTGTTGTTGATTTCCAATGAGTGGAATATCTTTAGAGAACCTTTCAGCAGCGTAACTATCTACGGTAAAGATATCACCCTCATCGTTTGATGGTACAGTATAATGATCGTATACCACAAACAGTTTTCTAGTTGGTTCAGAATATCCATCATTTCTCACCAAACGAGAATAATCATAATACTGACTCTTTTGACCTTTATCTAATCTAAATCTATTGGTTATGTCAGTATATCTACCAGGTGCAATCGACTGAATTTGACCAATTACATTAGATTCTTGGAATAAGACATTCTCTTGAGTTTTGAATCTATTTTCATTCAGATAAACAAAGGTAATTTGATTGGCTGCTTTAGTAACAACTTTTGCGATACAACCAGAGTTACTACCAATTACATTTTCACCAAGAATAACACTATCATTGATATCTGGATTTGCGAAGAAATTCAGAGTGTCAAGAGTTACAGAAGTTTCATCAAGAGCTTGATAAACAGCAAAGACATTTGCAACATCAGGATAATTGAGGCAGATTTCCTTATCTTGAACTCTGATACCGTAATATGGACTCTTATCTAATCCATCATTAACACTGCTATTTCCGTTAGTTCCAGAACTACTATATTTGGACCTGGTTACTTCTAAAGTTCTAACTCTATTATAGACTTTTTGTTTGTTTTGAATAGAAGTTTTTCTAACAGTAGCAATAACATTGACATTGGATTGACTCGCTCTCAACCCATTAAAAGTTACAACATTAGATGAAATTGATACTTGATCACCACGAAGCGGTTCAACATCACCGTCACTATAGATGATAGAATATCTCTCCTCATCAAAAGCTTCGAAAAGAATGTCTGTTAGACCACTAATATCGGAGGCAGAAAGAGTCAGAACACCACCAGCGTTGGTAGTCTTACCTGTTGCCTCTACTACTGCTTTGAGGTCTGATCCAGTAAAGTCTACTGTCGCAACATTTCCATCATCCAATTGTGCATAAAGGAATCCTTGCTCTTCATTTTTAATCGAAGATCTTCCCCTTCTAAATTGAACTGTTGTGGTAGTAGATGGAAGAGAACCATCATTTACATTATTAACACTTTGAACAGAATTTAACAACATTGTTAGACCATCTGCTGCAACAGACTCTACTCTGTTAAAAGTCGCTGTAGAGAATCCAGGTCTCTGATATCTGATGATATCACCTACTTTAAAGTTAGCAAAATTATTTCCAGCAGAAGTTGTGATACCAGATGGGTTGATATTAATCGTATCAGCAACAGTAAATCCTGTAGGAACAGTGAAATCCAAGACAGTATCCGCTATAAAATCAGTCGAATATCCAGATAGAGCACTACTATCTTGGAAAACCATCTTCACATCTCCAGCACCAAATTGCTGGACGTTATTGACAGTTCTAGGGGTCGTAGAAATACCATTAATGCTGATTGACTCACCTTGAATGAAAGATCCAGCAGTTTGTCTCAAGAAAACATCGGAGCTTCCTGATCCAACAGTCGTTGCATATCCAGTTGCACCACTGCTAAGACCTCTGATAAACGCTGTATCGGGCAATTCCCCAGCAGTAAGAGCATTATTTAATTGAATCCTTGTATATGTTTGAATATCATAGAGATAACAATCATAAATTGTAGTTTCTGTCCTAGCAATACTTACTTGACCCTCTGGTTTTAAAGTATATACTCTTGCCTCACCAATCTGAGTTCCACTACTACCACCAGTGTTATCTCTTCTCTCGTCATAAAGTTGAACAGCATCCTTGAACTTTGGAATTCCAGTTACATTGTTTAATTTGAGTAGGTTACCCATCTCAAAATCAACAGCAGATCTTTCAACCTTTTTAGTCTCTCTAGTTTTATTTACATCAAGAATTGTAGTTCCGTTTTTCTCTACATCATATCCTTTTACATAAGCAACACCAGGACCTACTTTGAGGCAAGCAAGATCATCAGATGGAGCACTGCCCTGAGAGGTCGATTGATTTGAAAAATACAAACCATCATTTCCAAGCCTGTCATTTAGAGAATTTAAAAGTTCTAATTCAAAATCTTCTACAGAATAATCTCCAGACTCATCAAAAGTTCTCTTAGCCAAATAGTCACGAATAATACTATATTCTGTGCTCTTAATAATTTTTCTAATCTGACCGTTTTCAACTCTTAAGAGTTCAATAAAGTTTACGTCTGTTGTGTCAGTAACACTCTTTTTACCAAGAACAAGTTCAATCTTTAATCTATCTGCACCAGGTGCTGTGTAGTTTGAGAATCCTTTTGCATTATCATATAAAGTTCCATCTTCTTTTGCAGTAGCAATGGTTTCTGCAATGATCAAACCAACTCTAAATGTTGGTTGGTTAGAATATTGATCTAAAAGAACTGTTTGCTTATTTACTCTGACAAAAGATCCCCTAAGGAACATAATGCCATCACCAATATGAGCTGCGGATCCAATAGATGTTGCAGCTTCAGCAATACAAGTGGCAAATGTGTTACCTGCAGGAATAGTTGTGTTTCCGTAATCTACTGCTTCTAAAGTCTCTAAATTTTCACCATCAGTAAAAGAAGCTTGTGCATTATTTGTATTACCAGAGTCAATGTACTTAACGTACAAAGTTACATTGTTTCTCTCAGATTGTGTTTGTGGAAGAACGTATTGAACCTGTGCTGTGACAGCAGATTCTTGACCGATAATTCTCTTACCTACAAAATTATCGATATAAACACTTACATCTGTTCCTAAGTGTGTAGCATTGATTTCTACAGCGTAAAACTGATCATCATATGTTACATTTCCAGGAATGACAATAGAACCCTCTTTGAAAATATGACTACCAAACTGCTCGATTTGATTTTGTAAAATCGATTGTAAAGTTGTCAGTTCTCTTGCCTGAATTGGAAATCCAGGTTTGAACAGCACACGATAATAATCCTTAGCAGGATCAAAATCATCATAATAAGGATTGACGTTGAGATTTGTCTGCTGTGGCATTTTATTAGAACTCTAATACGATTTTAACGTCTTCCTTCTGTCTTTCATTTCTGGTTACAGAAGGTCTATTGTCAAGGTAGATGATTTCACCTTTCCTTTTATTTATTTCTGGATTTGCAAGACCATCTGTGAAGTTAACACCAAGATTAACCACTCTACCGTTATTGAGTGTCGTTGTAACACCACTGAAGTTTTGGTCTACGTTTACACTAAAAGAACCACCTTGTTTAGTAATGGCATTAGCACTAGATGTGAATTCAATAACTGGTGATCTAGATCTTACATTAGTTGCATCAGTTTCATCTCCCGTAGAAGCATTATAGTAAAGGCTTCTGTCCTGGTAATATCTAATAATTTTTGTTTCCGTGTCGTAAGAAGCAACGATTCCTTTGGCAGTAGATCCAACACCAACAGTTTGTTGAATAGTGTCTCCTATGACCAAATCCTGTGCGGCACTTTGCGTTTCATATTTGATTGAATAAAGTGCAGAAAACTGATTATCAGTAAAAACTGTGTTGGAATTTAAGATTGTTGGATTTTTTACGATTCCGACCTGAGCAAAAATTGTATCGTCGGCAAAGTCATAAGATGAATTATCAAATCTTGCATACATCAGAACTTTGTCTGCACCAAGTTCTTTGTAAACATCAAAACCATGTCCTCTTGATGGTGGAATGATTGGTGTCAACTTTGCAAAAGCAGAAGTTGCCGTTTGAACACCAGTGTTTTCACTGGAAAGATCAACTCTACCAAAAGAATATCCATTACCACCAGATGTTACTTGAGTTTCAATGATTTGACCAAGAGAGTTTGTGGTGAGTCGAACTCTACCACCCTGACCATCACCAAGAATTGGAAACTCTTTCGCAGTAAATTGTGGATATCCAAGACCAGGCTCATCAATTGCAACAATTTTAATTTGATTATTGTTTACTTCAGAGTCAGCATTGTCTCTAACAGCTTGAATTCCTGTGCTGGTCGTTGTTAACCAATCATTTGGAACAGTAATATATTCTGTAGAGTCAAACTTAACGATGTCACTAGGGTTAATTGTATAGAGATATTTCCACAGATATCCATCACCACTGGTTCCTGCTTTACTTGGTTCAACATCAGTAAATGTTGGTTCATCAAGAGAAGCAGATGGTGTAGTTGAAATTCCCGCAGCAGTTCCGTTATCCAAACAGATATAAACACGAAACTCACTATTGACAACGTAATAATTTGAATCGTAAAGCCTGTTTGAATTGGTAACCTGAGATTGATTAGTGGCACTATAATCGTGCCTGTAGTAATCATAGGTAGAGCCTTGTACCCAATTGACCTTTCTAACCAATCTTCTGGTATTGGAAGATGTTACACGTTTGCCAAAAAGCATCGTGTCATAGACATGATTAGAATAATTGATATTGTCGGTGGGAAAAGGTGGACCACCAATATCATTCCAAGAAGATGTTCTACCATATCCAGATCCAGTAGGATTGGATAAACTCATAAAAGCATAATAAGAATTTGCTGTATTTGCGACAGATGCCACAAAATTCTCAGCATTCAAAATCCTAAATTGATCTGTAATAATAGCAGACATTATTAGCCTTTGTTTTTTCTGTATTTATAAGGTGGATTTTACTTTCGACTTAGAGCACCAGTTGATCTTAGACCAGCATCTCTTCTTTGGAGAGTTGGATAGGTTGTCATTCCAACTTCAAAGCTGTTTCCATCGACAGCAATTTCAATAGGATCATCCGATCTAGTTATGTTGGAAATTCTACCCCAAACAATTTTACCTGCTGGTTCGAGATAAGAACCAGTGGTTGCAATTCCGACAGTATTTGTGTCTGGATCAACCTGACAGGTAAGAATTCCAACAGTTCCACTATATTGAGTGTAATATGCTTCATAGATGTTATCAAGTTTATCAGTCGAAATACCAATAACATTTGTTGTTCCAATACCAACAGAAGTTGCAGAACCAACCAAAGTTGTCAGTCCAGTTCCAACACCAGTGTCAAGAACAAGAACTCTATAACCTTGAACCAACTGCTGTCTTTCAAGAAGAGTAGGAACATCACGCAAATCAAGTTGGAAGGTAAGTCCAAGTCCCTCAGGTGGAATACTGAAGTGGTACTGAGATCCAATTCCAGATCCATTAAGAACATAAGCTCTCTCACCATCTGGTTTTGCAGCCATGGAAATTGTTGCTCCCGCACCAACACTCAATGGTGATGTGGTGGCAACTCCTACGGTGCTTAAATCATAAGGTGTAGACAATGTATATTCAATAATCTTTTCACTATCACCACCAAGAACAATCATTTGAGTACCATCTACACTCATAATAAAGTCAGATGGTGCGGCATCATCTACCAATGCTTGGCTACTACCGAAAGAAACACTAGTGATGTCGTAAGCACTAGCCATGTCATACTTGTAAAGTGCTGGTGAAGATGGAGAAATTGTAATGATGGCAGATCCAGTATCAACAACTTGTAAACCTCTGTGTGATTGAGTTTGGTTGGCAATTGTTGTTGCAGTTTCAATACCAGCAGCAGTATCACTGGTTAGATCCCAAGCAACCGAAAGATCAAACTGATTCAACTGAGTAACAAATGGTGCTTGAGCACCTCTACCAAGTGTATACATCTTGGTGCCATCATCACGAATATAAAGATCATAAATTTGTGTGACTTGAGTGCTGATTCCAAGTTGGTTGCTATTGTTAACTGTTGCCGTATCAATCTCAAAGGGAGTAGAGAGTATCCACTCAGTAATTGTTAAGGTATTTTGATCGGCAACGTACAATCTAGTTCCATCTGGTTTCAGGAAAAGTGCTCGAAGATCATTCTTAGATCCATCTACAAGATTTTGTCCTTTTCTATAGATGAGTTTCGAAGCATCAAATGGATAGAATTCTTCCAATCGTGCATATGCTGTTGTAATTCCAGTGATAACACCAGCATATCCCTGAACATTAGTATCGAGAATTCCAGAAACTCGTTCTGTGTCAACTGTTGTTGTGGAACCAATCCCAGAAGTGGGAATTCCAGCAACAAGGAATCCACCAAAATTGCTATCTGGATCACCAGTAGGATCAACACCTAAGAACAGTGAAGTATCCTCAACAAAGAAGGTGGTATCAGAGCTTGTAATAGTCTTAAGAACTTTTGCGGTTGGATAAATTTGAGCTTCAATAGAATCTCTCTCTTTGGAAATAAATTCTCCACCGATAACTCTATCAATTTTTTGTTTAGTCCACGCAATTGGTTTTGGTTCTGTGGTGCTTACACCATCACCACGATAGAGAGAAGTTTCGACTTCACTAGCTGATGTAATACCAACAATAATACGGGCAGACTCTTGTGAAAGATTATCGAAAGTTCGTGGAGCATCATTCAACTCAATCAGAGGAGTTCTTCTCATTTCAATGAGATCTCCAGTCTTAATTGTTTCGGTAGTATTCTGAAGGAAGCTGTCAACACCGATTGTTCCTCTATAGAAGAAGATAGAAATGTTATCTTCTGGAGCTGGTGCTTCGGCAAAAGTAATTGAAGTTCCACCTTGGAATTCATAAGCTTCACCAGGTTCTTGGAGAACACCATTAACAAATACTAGAAGTAAAGAATTTAGATCGATAAGAGCCGAATCTGCATCATTCTTATCAACCTCAAAGCTGATAAGCTGATCATTGTAAGCAAGTGGGAATCTAGTTCTATTTCCATCTTGGAATGGAAGAACACTATCAATGTAATCAAGTTCACCAAACTGCCATGATGAAAACTCATCTTCAAACGTATCTATGACTTCAATTTCAAATTCTTTAAAGTCATCTCCAGCGTTTGGATCAGTTGTCATACCAACAACTCTGACCCTATCACCTCTTCTGAATGAATATCCAGGTTTGGTGATTTCAAACTTCTGAACTTCGAATAATGTTGCAGCAATTCCAGTTCTTACTACACCACCAGCACCAACGTAATTATAAGCAATTGCAGTTGCAGCAGCACCAATATTGATCGTAAAGTTATCTGCATCAATATACTGCAGAACAGTATAATCACTAGGAGCATATCCAGGGAAGAAGTCACCAGCACCTCCAACTGGGGCGTATGGTTCAAACTCTACATTACTGACTTTAATGATATCACCAGTAGTATGTCCATGCCCAGGAACACTAAGAGTAGACAAACCTGTTGCAGAATCATAAACAAAATCTACAATTGGTTTTGAATTATAGTTTGTATTAATACCCAGAACACCAACAGTGATTGACATTCCAATACCAGTGACAGTTGTGGATCCAGTGGCAAGTCTGGAAACACCTTCAACTACCAGATTATCATAACTTGGTTCTTGGATATTGATAGTTGGATTAGTATATCCACTACCAGCATTTGTAATTGTAAATGCAAGTGTTCCACCAGCACCTACAGTTGCTGTAATTTGAGCAACAGTTCCAGTGTGTCCAGATTCGGTAACTGCGATGGCTGGAGCAGTAACTGTTGAATATCCACTACCAAAATCAGCAGTGGTCCATTTAGCAAATGTGCCACCAGACTGATATGTGTGAGCAAATGTCACAACACCCACTTGAGTTTCAAACTTATTACTGGACAAGATACGAGTCGCATAGTAAGGACCATATGGTTTTACTTCGTATGCATCACCAGCAGTTGCTCCAGCTCCAGCATAAACGTGAACAATAGTCGAAACACCAACATTAATAGTAAAAGTATTAGTTCCACCAATACCAAGAATAGGATATCTATTGGTATTAACACCAACTGCTTTACTTCCAGAACTTCCATCGGGGAAGATAGAGTTGGTAATTCCAGTGTGTGGAGTGGAGCAAGCCATTCCAATGTTTGCAAGATCAACTAATCTGCCAACTCTAAAGTTATGGGCAGATGTCAATCCGACAGTAGCAAGACCAGTCCTGTTATCATAAACAAAAGAACTAATCTTAAAGTTCACACCAATTTCACTTGGGAACTGATAGACATTTGTAAATGGTCCATTGGCAGGACAAGAGAAGGTCATAGACTTCAACTCGATCTTGTCACCAGTATTGAGTTCGTGATCAGATACAGTTGTTACAGTAAGAATACCAGTAGTATTATCATAATCAGCATCAGAGATCGCTGAGAATACCCCAGTTGTTGGAACACCAGCAACGGCAGTGAGCTGTCCAAGAGTGACCGTTGGATGTGCAACTGCCTTTCTCAAAGGTGCATATCCAAGTCCGTTTGTAGATCCAAATGAGATGGGAACACCACCTCTTGGCAACTGATTTAAATTGATATCAGAAGGATCGACAATTTGTTCACCACCAATGGATGTAATTCCAGTGAAGATTACACTACTGATACCACTAACTTCAGTGATTGCAAAATTATTGTCTGCATTATTTGGAGTGGATGGTGCTTGGAATACTCCATTGATGAATACTAAACCATTACCACCTGTGCTGCCAATTCCAGTTACGTTACTTCCATTAGAAGTAAGTGTGAAATCTGCAGTTACACCATCAAATTTATCGGAGATATCGTCAAAGATTAAGTTGGTGCCGTAATCCTTTCTGAGATATACTCTACCAGAGAAGTTAGATCTTGGAATAGTTAATCCTCTGCTATCCAGATCTTCTCTACCAGCACCCATGGGTGCCTCTGTAAAGTAAATCTTACTATCAACAATATCAAATGCTCCCCTGTAAACAGTGACAGCTCCAAACTGACTATGAGCAGTTACACTAGATCCAACGAATCCACGTTCTACTTCAACAATTGGCAAAGTTCCAATCGCACCAACACCTTGTGCGATAGTTGTCCCCAAACCAACAACCGTAACCTTCATGTATTCATCATCAACTCTGATCATATCAGCTGGTCTGATCGAGGAAATTCCACTCAGTTGAATGATTGTTGTTCCAGCTCCAACATCGTGCATGATTTGCTCCGACAAAGGAGTTTTGGAGAGAGGTGACTGCACAATACCATCTAGAGTGATAATGGACTTTTCTGCTCTCTTCTGCATGGAAAAGACGTGTTTATTTCCAGCACCAAGGTCGGTGAATGTTACAGCGGTTCCAGATAATGCATTAGCACTGCTGATAGCAACTCTAAACTGGGATTGATTATCTCTAATAGCATAAACAGTTTCTGGAAGTCTTGCTGTCCCAACACCAGTATCATATACAATACCAGTGCCAGCAACACCAACCAAATTAGATCCAGCAACGTAGTCCAGAGGTTCACCAGTTTGGAAGAAGTGATTTAAAGTAAATACACCTCTTGTTGTACTAACGATTCCCGCAGCTGCTGGGTCAAATGTTTTTGCAAAAATATCAACACCACCAAACTTGGCATCAAATTCTAGAATTTCCCTTTGATTGATTCCATAATAAACTGATTGAGCTACATTTTGATTTACGTTACCGTAAGTCAGATCCCCAATACCAATAGCATCACCATTATTATCAAGATCTCTATACAAAATCTCATTGAAAGTTTGTACCAGAATATCACCAGTGTAATCTGGATGGAACTTCAGATCAACACCATCGTTAGAATAATCGGCAGAGAAAGTGCCAATTCCATTAATATCATTAATTGCAAGGAATGGATAACTCAACACATATAAATTCTTTCTGTCTTTCTGATCATTAAGGACATAAACTTGGTGAATCGCTTGTGTTTCACCAATACTTACTCTTACAGTTGATTTGAAAGATCCATCAGTAATACTGTTGATTCCTGTAATAACTGTTGGTGTTCCACCAGTTACTTCGGCAAAATCAGACTCAAATCTACCAGTTCTTTCTGTTCCATCAGGGTTTCCAGTAAACTTAAATCTATAAGTTCCAATACCAGCAGCAGTTGTGCCAATACCGATAGTTTGAGTTCTTACTCTAACTTCATTAGATCCATTATTGTTGTAAATTAAACTTACAACTCCAGAATCAATGGATGATGTAAAGGATCCAATAAATGGACCAGAAAGTCCATTTAGACCAACTCTAGTATTAAAAGCTGCTAACTCAGTAAGATAAGTGTCAGTCCCATCATGAGTAAGGACCAATTCACTGTAATCTACAGTATTGTCAAATTCATCAAATATCTCAACACTTGTATAGAAAGTATCCGTGATAGAAGTGCTGAATCCAATAACTGTTGTACCAACACCAGCACTTACATTTTGTGTCTTAGAAATAAGATCTACAAATCCAATGCTCTGAGACCCGATTCCAGTACTGTCACTATCAAAGAAGGTTTGAAGAAGTTTTACTTCATAATCAGTATTATAAATTTCATTTGGAGAGAATCTCAAAGAGTACTGATTGGTATCCTCGTCAAAGAATCCATCAAGTTCACCAATTGTTTCACCAACACCAACTTTTTCAAATACGAACGTATCCTCATTATTATTGATTAAAACAATTTCCTTAAGACCCATTTCAGCGTCATTTGTAATATCAACGAGCTGAACCAGGAACTTATTGGTTTTTCTACCATCACCAAAAGATACGACATCTTTGAATTGCAAAAGTTCGTCTGAATCTTCATTCAAGAATTGAGAACTGATATCATCAATTGAAACAACTCTATTTGACTTATTCAGAATAAAATCCGTAATTGGAATATTCTGGAACTCAATAGACTTGGAGGTGTTTGATGTTGCATCAACGTCTAGTGCAAAATCAAAGTCATTGATTGTATCAACTCTCTTTGCACCATCAAAAATATCAAGAACTAGGAATGGATCCTCTTGTGCAGTTGTAAAGGATAGACCTACATTACCTTTGGGATTGATTTGAGTATCAGCAAAATTACGATATCCCGAGGGATGGACGTTATCATTTACGAAACTAATAATATCATCAAATGCTTTTTCGCTCTGAATAGAGTAAGACATTCTTTGATAGTAATCATTATCACCAGTTACTTGATAATCCTCACTAAGTTTTCCAATATCATTGCTCCAACCTTTTGTAAATTTCGAGGTCGAGTCAATCTCAAATCTACCAACTTTAGTAGATATATTGGTAATCGTACACTTAGCACCACTTACAGAGCCAGTTAAAGTGTCACCACTCTTGATTGGTGTAGTGCCGACAATATTTAATTTTCCTGTTAATGCATTGAAGCTACTGACAGTCAAATTAGTAGATCCAACGACTTGAACATTATTCAAGAACAGAATCTCACCAGGTTCGAATAAAGAGTTCTTTTTGATTACTCTAAATTCTGGGAGATCATCTTCCTTAACGACATTAGCAAACAATCCAGGATTTGTTACTGCAATGCCAGTATTTGTGGTTACAAGGCTGGAAAGATCATAAGTTAATTTATTTGGGTTTACACTGGAATCATAAGCGGTGACAGTAAAATACTGATATCCATAATCGGAAGAATTGTGACCGTCACCAATAGTTGAAGCTAATCCAACACCCTCAACAAAAATCTTATCACCAGCCTTAAATGGTGCTGTAGTGAAACCTAAGATAGGTGTGGAAAGACTAAGAGTTACCTGATTATCAGTACTTGATGCCACACTAACAATGGAAACTCCATTATCATTGCTAACAGCCGCAGCACCGTAAACAACGTCTTCTTTAAGTCCAACTGGATTTCTATCAATTCTGACTCCAGCAGTCTCTTCACCATCAACAATGGTAGTGGGGCTTACTGCACTTCCAGAAAGTTCTGTAGATCCTTGGAAGTCAGAAACAATCTCACCAGTAGATGTATCATAAAGAACCAATCCAGGTGCGGTCAAATAGTTTTTACCACCAGACAGAACCGTAATTGTATCAAGTGTTTGGAAGTCAGTTACAGATAACTCATTTGGAACGTTTGCAGTTGGAGTAAGAGTTTTATCAGATGGATAAGAGAATCCAGGTGTTAGAAGTCTAACAGATTCAAGTTTTCCAATCGTAGAAGAGTTAAGTCTCAATACAGAGTCTGCACCATATACAGAGGTTATGCTAGAAATGTTTGGAACAGTTTTATATCCCAATCCATTGAATATAATTTTGACTCCATCAATTGCGCCAGTTGCAGTTGTTGATGTTGTACTGTAATCAATGGAATCGCATTCAGCATCTGTGTAAGAGGACTTTTCAACGACTTCTGAAAGATTAACACTAAAAGTCGTGCTGGTTACACCTGTAATATTGTAAGTGCCGTTATATCTACTATCAGAATATCTAATTTGGTTATATGCATTAACATCTGTATCAGATGTACTGATAAACCCACCCTTATCCAGATTATAATAAAGAATATCTGGGAAGACAGACGAGAATCCTACAGTCGCACCAGCACCTGCTGTTCCATTAGTTCCAAAGGTAGAAACCAGGAAATTGGTTGTTTGACCTGTCGAAACAACAGCATTTTCATACTCATCATCATAATAAACCTTTAGATTATATCCAGCAAGGCTTGCATCTTCTAAATTGAATACAAGATCATTATTCCTGAAGACATCAAGAGGTGGATTTACAAGAGACAGTGTTTGTGATACTCCACCAACAGATGTCAGATTAACGAAGATGGGAGGTGAAGAAATAGCATCCGTTCTAGTTTCTGTTAATCTAAAATTATCTTTATCAATTGCATAGATGTAGAAGGTTCCTGTAGAAAGTCCACCAATGACCTCATCTGCTTCATAGTAAACCTTATCACCAGTCAAATATTCATGATCAATCTTTGTGATAATATTCGTGCTGGTGCTAACACCAGCAGAACTGATTGCAACTGGATTTACAAGAATCTTTTCATCAACTACTTTTAAAACAACCGTAGTTGCTGCACCAACACCTGTGCTCAGTCCAGGTTTAACGGAAAGTGTAATTGTATTGCCGTCAACAAGTCCATGTGTTTCACCCGTAGAAACTGTGCCTGTTATTTTCTTAATATCAGCCGTTACTTGAGGGAAACGAGACTCTAACTTGTAATCATAAAGATTGGTATAAGATACGTCTCTGAAGAATACTTGATCTCCATTGAGAACCGTTGCCAAACCAATTGTATCTTTGGAATTTTTAACTGCGTAAACTAAGTCGGGAAGATAGAAAACAGTTCCAGTTGGGCTTGTCGAAACACCAATAGATGTAGTTCCTAAACCTACAGAGTACGACAGAGGTTGGTTAGTTTCAAATGGATGATTCTCTAAGAAAATATTTTGAGTCAGAATACTTCTTTGTGTGGTAATACCATTAAACTGATATGATCTGATTGTAGAGATGCCAGCGGTAATACCAATACCAACTGCCTCAAATGGATTGAAGAAAACTTTATCTTGTTCCTCAGATTCAAAGTAAGGTGTTTTTACAGAAACGGTAAATCTCTGCGGCATGTAAGTGACAGTTTCAGTGGCAGTGTGTCCCACTCCACCGCTTGCAGTTTCTGATGGGAATCTATTGACTCTAATAATACCATCACCAGCAAATACGTTTAGTACACCAAATATTTCGTTCGAAATTTTGATCGAACTTCCAATCGAAATTGGCAGGTTTGTAACTGATACATCAGTGGTCATTCCACTAACACCAGTTGTTCCCATACCGACAAGAAGCTTAGCAGGTGCTAAACCACTGTCAATTATATGAGCACCGTCAAGGTTTTCAACAAAAGTCGAAAGTCCAGTAATTCTAACAATATCATTATCGATTAAAGCAAAGTTTGGTTCAATAGAAATCTCTACTTTATTATCAGATCTCCATTTTACAACAGCGTTCTCGTAAACAGTTTCTGTAGAAGATACACTTACGACAGACTTTCCAGAGATTCTAGAAACTTCTGCTGCAAGTCCAAAACCAGTTCCAGTCTCACCAAAGTTTATGGTGTCACCAACTGCGTATCTAGCATTTCCTGTAGATGCGACACTAATGAAGTCTACAGATCCAGATCCAACAATATCAACTACAGAATCTTGAGAGAATACTTTGTATGGTTCGATGGCAAAATCATACGAAGCTCCCTCCTCTCCAATTTTCTGTGGGAAAGTATTTCTAATTAAATCAGAACTGTTAAAATCAAATCTTTGATCAATAACATTTGCGGGATCTACGTTCTCTAAGATCTTTCTGGATCTGTAATAGTTTCCAATAAAGAATGGGAATTTTGGATTTCCATTTGCATCAATGGTTGCATAATATGCATAAACACCCTCTGGGAATTCATTAGTAATTGTAAATCTACCATTAAATTCGTCAAGATCACCAACATCAGTAAATCTGTAGTCATCAACAAAGAACCCTAGTGGGAAAGTAGTGGAATTTGGTCTATTAGAAATGTAAGAAATGTTAGATGTGTATCCAGATCCGACTCTCTTAGTTCCACTCTGAATATCTTCTGGATCAACATATCCATATGATCCATAGATTGGATTTCCATCATAAGCCCATCCAATAATTGGAGAGTGGAATGCACCACTGTCACCAAAAGCATTTCTAAGTGTTACTCCATATCCAATTGCGGCATACTCAAGACCTTTCTCTGGTGTAGGTGCTACGATCTCTCCACCATTATCATTAATCTTGGCAAACTTATTAACACCCAAACGTCTCACGAAACCGTTCAGGATTGCCCCAGAACCCACCGAATTAGCCTTAATGGTGGTTGTGTTCGTATCGTAGTTTAAACCCTGTCCTAGAACCACTACAGAGGTCACAATACCAGCACTATTAATCAGTGCTCTGAGTCTTGCACCTGTTCCTGTTGTACCAGTTCCTACTGGGTTTGAATTGACAACAAGCTCTGGTGGAGAAGTATATCCAGAACCACCACTAAGAACGAATACACTATCAATTCTACCATTCAAAATAACTGGTCTTACTTCAGCACCAGATCCACTTTCTACTCTAATTTCTGGTGTTCTTTGGAAGTTTAGAATTTCCGAACCATAGTCTGTTCCAGGATTATAAAGATACGCATCAACGATCGGACCTCTGACAACTGGAGTTGCTGTAAATGTTCCTTCTCTCTGTTGAGTTGTTACTGCTTTGATAGTAACGGTGATTTGTGGATACTTGAAGATGTGGCTTCCAACACCAACAGAATCAAGAGAGACGTATTTGTTTCTGTTAAAGTCAGAAAGATTAGTTCCACCTACACCAGCATTAGCAAGTCTAAACTCATCATTGGAAATAGTCAATACCTTGTACTGAACTGTAGTGGAGAGTCCAGAAATAGGAGTATTGAAGTATTCGTACTCTACAAAGTCACCATTAGTAAAGTTATGATTATTGAAAACAATACTATCATTTGCAGTGTTAATACCTGTTGACTGAACAATGAGTTTTCTATTAGAATATCCTTGTCCAGGGTTAAGAACACTAAGCCTATCAATCTTAAGCTTCTTATTAGTAGTTCTGAACTTCATTAGTCCAGCATTGTTCTCAGTCGTAATACCAATAGTATTGATACCTAGTTGAGAATCAAGTTTTGTATTATGAATCTGAATCGTACTACTATTGATAAACTTGGAATAGTAGATATTACCTGTTTGAAGTGTTAATCCCTGAACAGCATCATTTGAAGTGTTAGTGGCAATACCAAGAGCTGGATTTCCTAATGCATTGTATACAATAGGATCACCTGTTTGGAAATTATGTTGAGTCTGGAAACTAATTGTATTATCGGCAACATCAATACCACCACCTTCAGCAAGAGTATTTGCGTTAAAGAATACTTCTCTAAACTCAGATGCTAATGTTGCTGATGCAGTTGCTCCTTCACCATTACCACCAGCAATTTCAATAGAAAGGACTTCTTCGATATCGAAGTTTACTGGGTCAACTAAAATGTCTTCAAAAGAACCTTCAACAACTGGTTGAACTAAAGCTGTTGTTCCAGAAGCAACTGATGGATTTCCTACGATTACTCTTGGAGGACTTACAGCATCGTAACTATCTCCACCATTGAAAATATTTACATTGCTAAGTGGACCGTAAAAAACAGATTCATCAACTTTATAGTTAGAAATTTCAACACCATTGATCAACATTCCAGTTGAACCCGTTGGTGTTAAATCCTTTCTTCCAGTTCTAAGATTTTGACTCAGAGGGAACTTCTTAAGTAATTTTTGTGGTTGGATAGAACCTTCTCTTTGTTCGGCAAGAATGAAGTTATGTGGACCACTACCAGTTGGATTGAATCTTACAAAAGATCCTGCAGCAAGGAAAGATCTAGAGAGTGCTAACTTAATTCTATTATTATTTGGTGCTGGTTGAACTTCAACAAAGTAACTTGAGTTCGTTGTTAGTCCAATAATAGCTGGGATGCCAGCATCTGGTGAATATACAATTTCATCTCCAGTAAAGAATGGAACAACATCGGGGAAAGATAGAGTGTCATATGACAACTTATTTACATCATAGTTTTGAAGTGCTCCACTTGCAGTAGAAGCCGTAGCAATTTGTACTTCAGTTGTTACTGGTCTAATAACATAAGATGGTAATGAGTTCGAAGCAACATATGCAAACTCATTATTTTCAACATAGGTGTTTAATATATCTGAGGATAAAACATTGTCCCCATTAGCTAATGGAGCTCCTAAACTGGAAGCTGTATTAATTCTTTTTCTAATATCATAAAAACCATTTGGATTTATTCCCGAATAATTTCCAGCACCAAGAGTTACTGCATTATTAGTCAAGTTTACACTTACTACTTCTAAATTTGAAGCAGCGATAGTTTGACTTGATCTTTCTACAACATCAACATAATCACCAAGTTTCAAACTTGATTCGTCAATGGTAGATGCTAAGTTAAAAGTAGAACCACTGAAAGAACTTACAAAATATCTAGTAGAAGTGTTATAAATCCAAGAATTGAAAAAGATCTTTTTATAAGAATCATCTTGTGGATCATTGGCAACAACTTGACCAAGATTTTTTACAGAAATTAAAGATCCTTCTACCGATGAAAAAATATCTTCAGCTTGAACAAAATCACTCAAAACTCCAGTGAGTACAAATCTAACAGGTCTAGTCAGATCGTTTTCTTCATATGCATATACCTCTAAATTCTGAGTAAGTTCTGTTCTTGGAGTAATGTCTGATGTAAGCCCAGAACATCCGATAAACTGAGTGATTGTTTTATCAGTATATGTGACTGTATCATCACCAATAACAAAAGATCCAGACTGGGGGAATCCAATCGTAGAGTCAACAGTAATTACACTGCTACCAGCAGAATGACTTCCGATGGTAAAACTAGTTCCAGGAATAGCAAACTTTCCTTCAATCAGACTTTCATCATCAAATCCAATGAAGAGGGAAATTTTGTAATATGTTTGAACACCAATATCATCACTACTTCCTCTAGTGAAAATTTCAACTTCTGAGATTGGTCCACTAGCAGCAACAATATTGTTGACTGGTTGAGCATCTTGGAATAGTGTTGTTCCAGAAATTAAAGATGGATTGCCACTTATAAGTTTGGCAACTACAACTTCTCTACGGACATAATCCGCATACGATGGCTTTGACAGGAATTGCTCAAGATCAATTACTTTTGAATCGACACCATAAAGAACTTTGAGAAGAATTTTGATAGATTCTTCTGTACCCTTACTTTGATATAAACTTCTTGATTCTTTGATAAAATTATTTACATCAAGATTGGATGCAAGTGTGGTATCTTCTAATCCTGGTGTATATAATTTTTTGAGTTTTTTGTAAAACTCTTTGAGGAAAAGCGCACTGAGGTTTTGAACACCTGTTCCAGCTGAGTGAGTTTGAGCGGAAGTTTCCGAAAATACAAGTTCTTCTGGATTATTTGGTGCGCGATATGAAGTAATACCAGAAAAACCACGTACACACCCAGTAAATGAGTTTGTGGTTACACCAGTATATGTAATAACCTCATTTCCTAATTTAATTAATCCGTATTCTTGCGGAAATCCTTTAGTATTAGTTACATAGATTTCCGTATCTGTCGTTGAAATGCCAGCAGTCACCGTAGACATGCCCGCAATCACATCTGGTGTTAGACTGTCTAACTTAAGGTATTGATCAATATTTTCCGCAAGGTCTGTTGGACCACTAGAAAATTCTTGTGAAGTATAGTATGTTCTTAAAAAATCCACTACAAGTGGATTTTCTTCTTTAATAAATTCTGGAAGCTGACTATCTACAACGTCCTGAATTTTGACTCTAGATTCAAAGACAGAATTGGTGTTTATCATTTCCTACTTAATTGTCCGTTGGTATAACTGGATGCGACAGGGAATCCAACTCCCGAGATTTGTTCACCAGATGTAATAGTGTCTCTTGCCATATTTATGGTGCTATTCGAGATATCCAATTGCAAATACAAGTCTTTAAGACCGATTACATCGTTTGATTCTGGAACAGCTTGAATCTCAATAATTCCATCTAGTTTTACCGTTGACGTTATATTAACTGTATTGATTAATATTTCACCTTTCAAATAATCAATAGTTCCTGCAGCGGGAACAACAACAACTGGACCCCTATCTGATTCTTTTACAATTGCAATCGCACCTGTTTCTTTATCTGCATTTGGTACGTCAGTAAAGTATAAAAGATCAGAAGATCCTTCCACAGTGAATCCTGTGCTCTTAATATTATATCCTTCACTTACAACATGAAATCTATTACCATAGCAAATTTCATATTGAGTGTATTGATTTAAAAGTGCCTTCAAGTTTCTTCTAATAATTACTCTTGTAATATTAGAAGTGATAGCTTCATTTGTATTGTCAATGACTTTTACAGTTTTGCTGTATTTAAATCTACCACCAAATTTATTCAAATCAATAGAATCTGCATAAGTATTCAAACTGGAAGTAATATCAGTTTTGAGTTGATTTACATCTGGAACCTGACTTGCATTATAAAATACATCAGAAATAAGTTCGATATACAGAAGTTTAAGATCTTCAATTCTTTGATTCACTCCAGCAACAGAAAAATCCTTTAATTTGCTTAAAATTTGACTCTTTGTGAAATCAGAAAGGAATGTACCGTTTTTGGGTTTGATGCTCAACACAACAGTTCCGAATTCTGGAGGATCTAACTCTTCTCCACCAACAACAGACACAGATTCTGTATCTGGATAAATTCTTTGAATAATAGCTTCATAGTCCTTTGCAGTAACTGCTCTGTATTGAGAAGAATACAATCTGGGAGCATAATATTTTACGGACTCGATCGATTCAACATCAGATCCATTAACTGCAGATTGATTTGTAGTTACTGTTACAGTATTTGTTGGCAAGAAAGTTATATTTGAACTATTCTTTACAGAACCAGTGTATGTGAAGTTATTGGCACCATTTCCAGTCGCACCATTAGTGATAATGTAAGATACTTCAATAATTGCATCATTTTCTAATTTTTTACCAAAAATTCCATCACCAAATAAGAGTTCGTATCTTTCATCTGCAATTTCTTGAATCAAATAGATTTCAGAAGTCGATTCAATATCAATAATATTTTCTACTTGTCTGTATTCTCTACCAACATTCTCTTGAGGACCTCTGACAGTTACTCTAATAGAGCTTGTATCGATGCCAGGGTTGTCTAGAATAAACCTCTGATCGACCGATGCATTGACCTGAAACTGCTTTGTAAGCAGTGTACCTTGATAGACATCGATTGAACTAAATGATGCCCTTCTAGGTCCATTTCCGTTGACATCAGGACCAATCAGCACACTGGTCGTTGTAATGTCTTCTGGAATCGAAAATACGACCGAACTATTGTCTGTAGCTCCAACAACGACCAGACCTTTGTTCAAAGTTACTGTTGGACTAGATCCAGTATATTCAATATTAAAACTTACCTGAGCATTTGCCGATTTTCTTGATCTAGGAACATATCCAATGTTTCTAGCAAGAGATACAACGTTTTCCCTCAGTGTAGCAGAGTCAATAAATGACTCATTTACAACCATATTGGTGTTAAATGCTGTAATATAGGTATTATATGCTAAAGTATCGATAAGAACGGCAAAATTCGATCCCTCGAAGTCAAAATCGGTAAAATTTGAGTTTGATCTAAGATAAGACTTGATTGAAGCCTTAATTTGATCAAAATCTAAGTTTGTAAACTTTGTTAATGGCATTTATCTCGTGACCTCAAGTAAGAAGGAGACATTTTGCGGGGGTAAATCTTGCCCAACGATGTCAAAAAAGACATTTACCTCAAAACTGTTATCATCTGGTCTTGGAAACACCTCTACATTTAAATTTGCCGCTCTTGGCTCATAATTTAAGATAGTTTCTTCGATTTGATCAGCAATAACACTAGCAGTACCGTAGTCACAGAAGCCAAATAACGTACTTCTGACATCAGAACCCAAATCTGGATTAAAAAACCGTTCAGTTGGGATTGTTTCGACTAAATTACGCACAGAGCGTGCGATTGCACGCTCATTTGTGAGCACAGGAAGGTCTTTTGTGATTGGATGTGGTGCAAAAGACAGAGAAATGTCCTTGAATGCCCTAGATATGCGCTTTGTAGCCATGAAAAGGCATAATTTTTAGATTATAAACCTATTTATCAGGTTTTCCATAGGTTGGCTCGGTGCCATATTCCCAATCATCATAGTCTTCATCATTTCTAATTGATTCATGAAGCACAGTTTGACGTTTTAAGTCATGAACATGATCTCCAACGACCTCTCTGAGTAGGCTATCGTCTTGTTTTTTCATAGGTGTTGTCCAGTAATCAGTAATCAATCCCCTCGTGCCCCACATTGACTCCATATAATCGGGATCTCTATCTGGATGAGGTTGAATTGCCATCTGTTTTATCCTCGTTTAAGGGTTGAACAGAACTTTTTACGGGG